TCTGTAAGTGCTGCAATGCCTTCTTTTACTACTGCGTAAGTGTCAGTTCCGCTTGCAGTTGCAAACGCCATTTGTGACACATAATCATTCAAATGCGAATTAAGATTATCGGCATTGTTTTTTATTTTCTGGTCAATTTTTAAATTGTCACTATTAAAATCCTCTCTTTTCGGGTATTCATTGCCTGCCCACTGATTCAAACCAATATTAGCTGTCTTGTTTGCACTCGGCAATTAAACCACCTCCCTATAAATTTCAAATTCGTCCCAAGTCAGATTCAGGGCATCCCATTCAGCCCAAGTCTTGTTGTACGCATCAAACTCAGCCCAAGTAAGCCAAGTATATTCAAATGTAAACGCTAAGTGAGCTGGCTTAATCTCTTCAATCGTTAGTGTTAAATCTGCCATATTTGCTGGGATACCCTTAGTACCTACGAATTTTATCCTAAAACTATTGCTTGCCGGTTCTTCAATTACCTCTACCTCACCATTACTATAAGATGCAGCCACTTCTTTTATCATTTGCTTGGTTACTGTGCCGGTACCCCTAATTTTAGCCCGTATCCGCTCACGCCTAAATTCGTTTGACTTACTTACATCTACCTGCAAACCATATATTTTTTCATACCTACTTAGTAAGTCCGTGGCCGTATTAACAAAACACTGATCAACGGTCTCGTTAAAACTATCGGCCAGAGTATTTATAGCTGTGGAAAGTATACTCTGCAACTCTCCCATGGTGAGGTTACCCCTGTGATAATCTGGAAGCAAGTCCATTAAATCCAACTAGACCACCTCCGCCAATGTCACGGTTCCAGCAATCGGCATTTCCTCAGCACCAATTGCAATGTTAGCCGAACCGCCGTTTACCAGCAAAGTATTATAATCTCGAACTCCGGCAGTCGCTAACAATAAACTTCCTATCTTCGCATAACTAATACTATACGCATCAAAAACTGTGTCCTTAAGATATCCGGTTAGAGAGGCGATAAAAGCTGTCTGCACATCAGCTAGAGTCTTAGATCCATCCAACTCTATATTGGCAGTTACATCAATCGTTTTTCCTGTTGGGCTCGTCACCGTTACAATGGCTCCAATTGGCCTTACGGTTTCAATATAAGTGCTCACTACAGCTGGAAGATTTACGTCTATCCCCATGTCTTCATCTACAACGAGAAGTTTAACTGTTCCGTTTCCATTCCAAAGCGGGAATACCTTCACATCACCAACTCCAACAACCTCTAACGCCCATTTCTTATAATTATCCGCATTACCGGATGTGCTTGGCGATCGTATCTGTAAATAAAATCTTGAACGTAAATTATCGTCCGCCTCTTCATCTTCCCCGCTTGTAATTATGCTGGTCAATGTAGCAGTAACTCCACTCACATTATCAATGTTATCAAGCGTACCAGTATAGGTATCGCCTAGAGCCCCTAACTGTTCACAGGTCGCTTTATAGACGTTTGCTGATACCATTTCAGTTATGACATAGGTTGTATCACTTAACCCCCACCTTGTGCCTATAGCGACTGCTCCTGATGTCTCAATCTGTCTTATCGCATAAGTAGCAGCTTTTCTTGTTATCCCATAGTCGGCTACGACACGATCAAGATATTCTCCTACAGCAGTATCGCCAGAAACCAAGTCAATGAAGTTATTCAGGTTAAAATAGACTTGCGCAAGCTGATAGGCCGCCGGAGCCAGGGCATCATAGATAATACTGCCTTCCCTTTTGTCTATATCGGATGTTACCCTGCTTAGCATATCAGCTAAAATGTTTTCGTAAGTCATATTCTCAAACATTAAGCCGCCACCTCCTTCTGCAGTTCAAGTACGCCGTAAACGCTATGCACATCAAAGACACAAAGCATTTCATCCCCGGCAATAGTAAACCGGAAATTATCAACCTCCGTTATGCGTTCATCCCGAAGTAAGCATTCGCGGATCCTCCGCTTAATTTCGATTTGCACATATGCCCGGTCTTTTCCGATAAGGCTTTCAAGTTCAATCCCATAATTAAAGCTATATATTGGATACTCATACCTTCCAGTATTTAGCACCTTATATATAGCCTGTTTTAATGCTTCTAGCCCATCTACAAAACCCTGTATTTTGTTATCGACTATTTTATAGGTCCTGTTTGTTTCTGCATTTTCAACAGATATTATTTCAACATCAATAGCTGCTTTAGGGATCATTTGATCACATCCTCTACTTTGTAGGATTTAGTCACCCCATCCGCGGATAATTCAATGGTACTGCCCTTTGTGACAAATTCCTTCCCGATTATCTCCACAATAAAAAACTCTTGACCGCCATGGTTCCGAATCAACCTTACTTTATCGCCAACAGCTGCATAATTCTTTAAATTGCCTTTGATCAGCTCATTCGGGATAGTTAATCTGTCACTAATTTTTACCCCACCGGCGCCGACAGTTCCGAGCATTAAGCCGCATAATTTAGCATTGTTAAGATAGTTTTGGATTATTTTTTTAATTTCGTTAATCATGCCATAACCTCCATGGACATGGTATGGACCGGCAAAAAATTATGAGTAACGGATTTCACTATAAGCCTTCTATTCAGTGCAATATCCTCAATCTGCCCGAAAAAACTTGTACCGGCACGCACTCTTGTATCCCCAAGGCATTCCAAAGTCACCGATTCTACTTCACGATTATACAAGCTTAATAACATATCGGCTTTAGCTTTAGCCTGTGATGGATTGCCGTTCTTGTCTAAGGCCTCAAAGTATTGCAATAGCCCGAATTTATCAATGGAGTTACTATCTTTAGCTATGTAAACTTCTCTTTTGCCGGTGGACTCATTATCCATGGCAAGCTTGATTTGGTTATAAAACTCATCATCAATTGATTTTTCGTATTCATAATCGTAACAAAGGCTTTCATCGCCCAGGATAAGATCCAATTGCAATTCTTCTAAATTTCTAAGTGCAATGCTGCCAAATTCATCACGGAGCACGAACCATCGGCCTGTATTCCTTAATGTGTCGCTAATGCCGCCATAAATAATATCAAGCCAAGTTTTATCCCACTGCACTGAAACAGGCAGCTTGTAGACTGTATCCGTAAGCACGCCTGCCTTAAGATTAAAATAATTGCACATCTTTTTTATCAAAGTAGTAACCGTATCATCCTTGCAAACAATTGTGTCTTTAGCTTTGGCATACCGCAGCTGGTCATAAGCAGTAACTTTAATTTCGTTGCTTTTATTTCGGCCGTGCTTAAAAACATAACCGTAAAAATTAGCATCATCAAACTTAAACCTAACAATGCTGCCATTACTGATTTTTAATTCATCATCCAGGTAGGAAAATTCAAGCTTGCCACAACCGTCATTGAGTTTGTCCGTGTATTTTGCTGCTGTAACAAGTTCACTTATTTCGTGCAATTGTCCGTTGATATTCACTATAAATTCCATACTCATGCTGGAATCACCAGCTTTTGACCAGGATAAATTAGGGAAGGATTTTTTATCTTATTTGCTTCAGCAATTTTAGGATACTGGTTTCCGTTACCGTAATATTTTTTGGCTACGGCCCATAATGTATCACCTGCCTGGACAATATGCACCCCACTATTGTTAGGATTAACCGCCGTAAGAGTAGCGGGAGCGCTTTTTGCTACAACTTTATTAGTCACTCCAACAGCAACCAACTGAGCCGTTTTCTTGCCATACTCTTTATATTCAACCAGGCTGAAGCTAACATATTTATCGCCCTCTTCACCGGAGCGCTCGGTAATCGTTATTTCTTCGATCAGCGCCAAAGTATTAATATCTTCGCCAATTCCGTTGCTGGCGATAAACCGTACCGGCGCTTTTTCTTCACGCCATTTTTGGAACAGATTAAGATAGTAATCAGCATCCCTGAAGCCACCGGCAGTTTCAACATAATGTTCCGGCGTGTGTGGAAGTTCACACTCAAAGCTATATTCTTTTAGTTCCATGTGCGCAGGTACGGCAATCTGCCCAAGCTTTAGCACTTCATATTTTTCGATAGCCAAAGCGCTGCTTGTTTCAATCTCTTCTGGATTCACTGGGAGCCGATAAGTCACATTATCTTTATCAAAAAAGATCGCATAATTACTCATTTGTATGCCCCCTCTGCAGCCGTAGCAATTTCCTCTTGCAGTATCCTCCTGATTCGACCGACTACCTTGTCCGAATCTGCCTCTTTATGTACATCACCGAAGCTGATTTTAATGTTAGGCGCAAGAGTTGCCGTGCTGAACTTATTAATATATTCTCTTTCTGCGATATCCCGGAGATATTTCAAATCTTCTTCAGCCATATCCACTTTAACAGATCCATTTTTTCCGGTTACCGGTAATGCCCCACCCCCCATATACTTTTCAATACCAGAACTATCTTCCTCCGGCTTCGGAATCATCCCTGCTAATTTGCCACCTAATCCGCTTAGAGAACCGCCGAATTTTTGCCCCAGTTCCTGCCCTTTGTTCCAAGCATCACCAAACCCCATATACTCAAGTTTTTCAGTGTTTGCCCTATCAAGTTTTTCAACCGTTTCTATATCAACACCGGGTATTTTATTCAGCGCGTTTATCAGAAAATTTATACCGCTTATTATGCCGTTTATAAGTTCAATGAAGATGTTAGACACAAAGTCTCTAAAAGATGTCATTCCGTTAGATAATGCAGCTATGAAGTTATAAATTAAAGCTACTAAAATACCTATTCCACCACCAATGTAGCCGAAAATCTTAGCCGTTACATCCCCGAACTTAACCATCGCATAAATAAGTAATCCTATGGCCGCACCAATTAAAAGGATAGGCCAATTTAACGCTATCCACTGAATCAGCATCACCGGCAATATTCCGAATGTAATTAATGCTAATGCTCCGGCCATTCCGTAGAGAATTGGCTCAATTATTCCCCAATTAGATTGTATAAAACCAATAAACTTATCCGCACCGGCTGCCATTAAGTTAAGACCTCCAACTACATTGTCAATAAATTTGTTAAAGCCGGGAGTATTAATAAGATCATTTACCTTTTCTATAACCGGCTGAAATGCTTTCAGCCCTCCGTTTTTAATCCTTTTCCAAACATCACCGAAAGTCATTGGCATAGTTTTAAATTTAGCAGTAATATCTTCACCGGCCATAAACATAGCATTTTTTATAATATCTGCAGTAATCGTTCCTTCTGCGGACATCTCTCGTAATTCGCCTTTTGATTTGCCTGTATATTTTGCAATAGCATCAGCAATCATCGGTGCGTTTTCCATAATGCTCCTAAATTCATCACCTTGCAAACGTCCGGCAGCCATTGCTTGAGTTAACTGGTACGTCCCAGCCTGTTGTTCAGTCGTAGAAGCTCCGCCAACCTTAAACGACTTCTGTATTAATTCCGAAAATGCTATCAATTCGTCGTTGGATCGGAAAGCATCTCCCGCTAACAGCCCCATTTTAGCGATAGCATTAGCCATATCAGTATAAACACCTTTAGATCTATTTGCTGCTGCAAATATCTTGTCCTGTAATTCTGCTTGCGTTTGTAGACCATCATTTATTAAAGCGAGTCGAGCGGCAGTATTGGTAAAGTCATCTGCAATGGACATTCCCTTTAAAGAGCCGACTAAAGCAGCTGCAGCGCTTATAAAACCTCCAAGCCCTGAGCTTGCGGCTCCGGCGCTTGCACCCGTGGCTCTTAACTTCTGATTAAATTTATCTGTTGCACCACTGGCCTTTAGTATTTTATTTGTTGCCTTATCTGTTTTGCTGTCTATTTTATTTATCGTACTAGAATAACCATCAAATAGCTTGAACATTGCCTTTAGTGTAGCCATTACCGTCTGCCCCCTTTCCGAAATGATCCGGCCCGCGATTTTGATTTTATTTCTTTGGCGTGACGTTTTTCTTCTTCAACCCGAACTTGTATGCTGCCGTAAATGAAAGCCAATTCTTTATCATCCATATTGGCTAACATACTCGGCAAAATATGAAGCTTTTGTAAGGCAAAGTGAGCCAGGTTAAATTCCGGATCACCTTGCCTTATCCGTTTTTTACCTCTTCGATGTCCTCGTTTATGTCTTTGTCCAGTCCGCTTAACCCCTGTACAGCCTGGGCAAGCTCCGCATACTCACCAGTATATAACATTTTCTGCAACAACGCCGATTCTCCCAGCACTCCATAAGCTTTCTGTAACTCTGCATTTGCTAAGTCCGGAAAAACTACACCGGCAGCCGTGAGAGCAGAAATATATTCTGTTCGGTCAAATGTTTCAACACCTTTTTTATCTATTTTGGTGTGTTTCTTGAGCAGCTTTTTGTTTTCTTCCTGCGTGATTGGTCTAATAACAAATGGAACCGGCTTCCCGTTTTCCTGAAACCGGTTTGATACAATAACCTCTTTGTTTTCCACCTGTATTGGATTTAAAAACGCTTCTAATGAATTCAACATTATCCCTCCTAAAATAAAGGAGTAGGCTTAAAACCTACTCCCTATCTGTAGTTTTCCGGCAATGAAAAAGAGTTAAGCACTTCAATGTCATCAAAGGTAAAGTCTGTATCAAAGGTTATCGGATCATCCGATTCCTCAATTGCAGCTACCGAAATTGTAGTAAAGATGACGTTTGAGAGCACCACATCTTGTAAACCAACCGTAGACTGTGGATCTTCGTTTTTTAGCTGCAGTTTGATTGGTGAATGACTGCCTGTCCGCAAAAATTCAATAGCCTGTTTAAGTTGCTGACTGTTCATGAAATATAAAGTAGCTGATCCCGTTCCTGACATACCAACAACTTTATGTTGTGTCATCCGGTGCCCTAACATTCTGCGCTCTTGGACTATTTTGTCTAATTGCGCCCTAATGCTTTGCAGTTCAAACAGTTCTCTATTAGCACCGCCAATTGTTACGAAAGCTTTCCCCTCTGGTGCAGCAATAGTATCATCTATACGCGTGTAATTCTCTGTCATAGTGCAAGTCCCCCTTTCTATTACAAGTTAACAGTAATGTAAATCTTTTCGGCGCTATCCACCAACTGAACATAGCAATCAATTACAACAGCATCACTATCTGCCCCAGCAGTTACTGCCACACCTTCCGGAGTGAAGTTTTGAATAGCCCCTAGCCTCTGCAATTCGTTGAAGTATTCTACCAATGTTGCCCGTAGTATAGAGCGGCCATCAGCGTTGTTATTGATTTTCCCGACATAGTTCGATTCAAAGATTTCCACGATATCATTATTGATTCCGTCTAATGTTCGAATTGCTCTGTTTTTCTTAAAGGCAGCTCCTTTTGTCGCGGTAGTTGTAGTCAATGAGTTGATGTCATAAACTGCTGTAACATTCTGGACGCTATCAACCTTAAAGATAAATTCCCCGGCTTCTATAGCTGCTTCCATTTCTGATTTTGTCATCCTCGGAATAACATCAATTGCTCCAATGTACTTTCTGCCGGTATTGCTCTGATTAACATTAGCTCCAGCTGTTACACCGGCTACCCAAGCGGTTGTTTCTGCATTGCTTAATTCAGTGCCGTCAGCTAATTTTACTGCTTGAGCCACATTAATAATCGCTTCACTGTCCCCGGCATAATCCGGTAACACTGCTTGGATCTTAACCCCTTCATTATTACGCATCGATTCAACCCAAGTCTTAATTGTTGCGTGGTTGGCCGCTGTATCATACGGATAACATAAGGCATTGAATTGTACAGTCTTTAACGCGACCAATGCCGCCGCCAAATCCGTAGCGTCATGTCCAGTTGCGCCAAGATTATAAACAATAACTTCTTTGGCCCCTTTTAGTGCTTGTTCTGCTAAAAACTTATCCGCAGCCGTTGCACCGGCCGGCCATTGACTTTGATCTAATGCTGTAATCCTGTACATGTCATCCTGATCGCCTACGCTCATTTCCTGCAATAACGCAACAACGCCTCTTTCTCCCGGTGTAATCGAGAGCGGGGCATTGGTTAGGAAATTAATATACGCGCCAGGAAGAACTTTGTTTTGACTAGCCCAGGTTCCACCCATAATCTAGTCCTCCTTTAAATTAGAATTTGTTTCTTGCGTCTGCATTGCAACCTCTGTTTTCGCTATCATTTCTGAGTAGCTAACCTCAAAGGTAATATGCAATACGTTGTCCGTTATTCGAGCCACTTTATTTAACACTCTAAACTTTTCTTTACCAGCAGCGCCGATAAAATCAAACCCGCGAAGCAGTGTTTCTTGAACAGTTAAACAATCAGCTTTTATTTCCGGTACATCTTTATTGCTAAAATAAGCTACATCAAACGAACATGAACTGTTATACTTCGTGTTTATTCTCTTGCGGTATTCCTGCTCTATTAAAGTGATTAGGAATGAAGGAGTTTTGAAGTTCTGGGGGATATCTTCATCGTAAATTGTATGACTTGAATATAGCTCAACCAACTTGCTAACTATGGCTTGTTTTATATCATCGATCATGCTTCCGATTCACCCTTTCTACTTCTTTCTTAAACTCCTTTTCTAATGCTTTATCAACTTTTCGAATAGCCCGTTCCAGCATAAAGTATCCTTTTACCCAACCGATTGTTTGCCCCTCCTTGTTAACGATTCGGTGCCCGTCATTTACATAAGAACTGTAATCCGCGGTATTGATTATTGATTTAGTTACGCCGTTCTTTGTTTTTGATGTCGGAGTAGTGCGCCAGCTTTTACGCATAAAGCCGCCTTGTTTCACATCATTGGTTGCGAAATGTACGTGCTCCCCTGCCCTGGTGGTAAAATCTACGACATTAGAATATTGTCCCACCGGTGTATTCTCTTTCACATCAGTTAGTCCTATATTAACGGCTTTATTAAGACACTTAACATCAATCTCGGTAATATCGCCCAACATGGCCTTGAGCTCTTTCCGAAACTGTTTTATGGCTGCTTGGTTATGGCTTTTATTAGTCATGCCGTGTCACTGCGTTTTACCGCAAACTCCTGATGATTACTGTAAGGAAAACCTTCCCCAATAGTCAGCGTAATTTTCCGGCCAGTCTGCTGGGTAACAATAACCTCATCACCTTCCAGCAGATCTGTTTCCAAACTACAAAATAACGTAGATGATTTTTTTAAGACTGGGATTCCCTCGCCGGCATCGGTTAGAGATCCTTTACTATAATGGCACTTAACATCACTGTGTTTTAGCTTCTTGATGCTCTTCGTGACATTATTAGTGACCTTTTCCTCCCACCGGTAGATGTCCATTTTATCCTTCCAAAGGCGTTCAAGAACACTCATTTTCGTGTCCTCCTGAATCTTTGTAAGACTTGTTTGTCCGCTGGTGATAAGCCGTAAATGGTTTCCCGGGAGAAATTCTCATCTACATTAAAAGTAATTGCTGCATCCCCTTCTTTAACGCTTTTAACATCAAAGACATTACCGGTTCCGTTTTCAGCTTCATAATTAATTATGGTCTGAACTTTCTTGCGAATGTACGACTCGGCCTGTTCAGGAAGTTCATCCAGGTTACAATAATTCAATGCATCCTGGACCGCATCAACAATGATCAGATCCCTTGTTTCATCCAAAAGAAGTAAATTGCTCTTTACTAAAGAAATTAAATCTTCATTAGACACTGCATCAGCCCCTTTTTAAAAGGACGCTGATGTTATTCAGCGTCCTTATCATCATCTGGATCCTCTTCAGGATCATTCTGCGGATCTTCACCGGCATCGTCCTCATTCTGAGCTTTTTCAAGCAGTTCATAAAGCTCCTGTTTTTTAGCCCTCGGATTATATTCGATGCCTTTTTCATCAAGCAGGACTTTAAGCTGCTTGTTGGTCACTTCTTCATATCTGATTGTTTCAGGCACTACTTCTATTTTTGGTTTTTCCTGCTTTAGCTTTTCTTCCTTGTCATGACGGTAATTTGATGATGTAAGTAATTTAATTTCGTGCGGATCATCTGTCTCATATACACCATTGACAAACTCCATCATTTTCTGTCCGTTCCATACTCCAAGGTTTGCTTCCATATCGCTATAAAATTTCATCTGTATCACCTCTCTACTTATACAGGATGTAGGCTTCACCCGCAGCGGAAAACTCCAAATTGATGCTTGTATTGAATTGCATAGGTGTACCACCAAGGTCAAGTTCAGCCGCATTTGTTAAGGCCCCCCACGCAGCAGTTGCACCGTCCTTTGGTGTAACCGTTATTACTGCAGTTATAACCCGAATACGTGCAACCTTGCCCGCAGAAGCTTTAACTGCTTTTGTTTCAGCAGCTGCTACTATTATCTTTTCTGCCTTCCATCCTTGTAACATTTCCTGTTCCAATATCTGAACAATTCTCGATTCGGTCATATCATCACCGCCTTAAAATGTTACAAGCTGGTTAGCAAGTCTCTCCCAGTTGTTGTTCTGGATTGTCTCGTCGGTTGCAGTACACACATAGATGTATGATACATCACAGCAGACAGCTCCGCGGAATCCAGGCGTGCCATCTCTGCCACCGGCCGTTGTCCGATATAAGAGGACTGTAATGTCAATGCCGTTGAAATCCACTGCATCGGTTACGGCCGTAATATCTATGGCTCCGGCATTGTCAGCTGCCGCCCAGTCATCCATGCCATCTATGCATTGTATCAGCCCGGCTGCATTGGCAAACTCGCCAGCGGAGACGCTGGTTACAGCGGCTTTCGTGAAGATAGCGCCGCCAAACTCAACTGTATCTCCATTAGCAAGTCTTGCTATGGTTGCAGCTGCTATGGTAGCCATTGCTTCCGTTCCTGCTCCGTCACCGCCAGCAGTCGTATCTTCAAGCACCTCGACAGTGACGATGTTTCCGTTGCTGAATACTCCGCGTATTGCGGCAGTTATAACCACGGCCCCATTATCTACAGCAGCATCCCACCCGGGGACAACATTAAGTAAAGCCGCCAACGCAGCAGCATTATCCCATTCGCCTTTACCGGCATCGGGTACAGCTTTCTTGACATAGTCAACCCCCCCGAAAACTACCTTGTCATCGGCAGCGACTATTGCTATGTCAGCAGCGGCAATTGTAGCTGTGGATGCCACGGCATTAACCGGGGTTCCAAACGGTATCGCAAGGCTGCCTATCTCGCTGAAAGCTCTGCGAAGTTCCAGAGGTATTCCTTGCATCTGTAATATATTATTCATATTTTTCTCCTTCCTAAAATATTAGAGGGCTATAAAAGCCCTCTTTATGCAGTTACGTTATTCAGTAAACCGTGTGCAAATGCAGGACCATGATCCAATCCGATCTGCCCGAAAATCTGACCGCTATCAGCTGCACCAGTTTTAGCAAGCTCTTCATAGAAGAGTACGCCCTTCTTGGGCACCGGCTGGAATACTGGAGCGCAAACAGATACCTCAATAGCGGCAACTGTATTGGCCGGAGCAAAGCGGCTGGTTACAATACCAACATTACCGAAGTCTGTCTCAAGCTGCTTGATGTTTACGCCACCGACATTTCTGTCTGTTGGAGCGAATCCGTACAAAGCAGAAAGTCTTTGCTTCAGGGCGCCGCCGACATAAAGTACAAGGTTGCTGAACGGTGCCCCTGCATTAAACATAGCAAGGAACAAAGCTTGCATCAAAGGTAAAGACAGTTGTACGCCCTGTCCGTTCTGGACTGTTCCACCTGCGAGAGCGCAGGCTGCTATGATGCCCCTGGATCTGTTCGCCTGTGCCTGGTTGCCAGCAAGGTTGTAAACGCCCTGGATAAATGTAAATTCAACATCCCTGGCGATTTTCTCGAGCTTCCGTGCTTGCTGGAACGCAAGCTCATCAGGCGCATTGTTTTTCTGTCCGGCAGTATTAAGTCCGCTCATACGGCCCATATTGGACTGTTTGACATAAGACAGTGTAATTGCTTCCTGGAAAATCTGCGTTACATTTGTGACCTGGTTACGAACCACATTCTGGTTCTGTACCGGAGGCGCCTGGGGAAGTACTACAACAGGAGCCGTCAGTGAGGTGTTCTCACTTATGTTCGGCTGCTGTGCAGCTGGGAAATTGTACTGTGATGCTGTGGGGAATTTAAAATTCTCGGTCGTTAATCCCCCTCCTGTAAGTCCACCTATCATGGACAAAAAAGGTGTATTTGTTTCATCAGCGGTGAATAACTCACCTGCAAAATTTGGTAAACTCCAGATTGTTCCTGGCATTTATAATCACTCCTTCTGATTTTTTTGCAATTCAAAGATTTGATTCTGAATTGCTATTCTTTCGTCCAGCCTTTTGGCTGTTTTTAATTGTTCCTGCAGCTGCTCAATCGTGCTTAACTGCTGATGGCTGCCACCTGTGTTGTTGGATCCTCTGCCCTTAACATCAACAGTAAACAAGTCCTTATAAGTTTCCTTGAGAGTTGTCAGCTGCTCATCGATACCGGATACAGTACCGTCTGCACCCACTACAAGTTTCATCTTATCAAACTTAGTCAGCAACAGGTCCGGGTACTTAGTATCCGTCAATTTGCTCTGGATAGCAGAGCTGATAGTCATGTCTTTGATTTTGGTCTCGTAGGTTTCCTTGGTTGTTTTATTGGCATCCTGCAAATCCTTGATCGTTTTTTCAAGCTCATCATTCCCTTTGGCCTTGTCCTGGAGATCCTTGAGCTGTTTGTCGCGATCCCCGATCTGCTTCTCCAGGTCCTTCTTGGTGTCGTTCACCTCATCAAAACGTGCCTTCGGAATAAAGCCTTTAAGTTCTTCTGTGGATGCATCGGCAACCTTCTGGGCAAGCTCCTCTGTTAACCCCAATTCAATCAATTGTTCTTTTTTCATGTTTAATTCCCCCTTCAAATTACGCTTTTTTACGTGGGTATCGGCCACGGTATTTGCTTACGTTTCTTTTACGTCTAACCTTTAAAAAGACGGCATAAAAATAAGGCCTCATGGGGCCTTAATCCACCTTTTCATATGTCTGTTCAAATATATCAGGCTTGCATGGGTAAAACTCGCCTTTTACTCCCTTAATGACGTAATCGCCTTGCCTGGCTAAGTGATTGCCCTCTAAGGTTTTAATAATCAATCCTAGCGTGTTTGATGTTTTTCCTTCGGGCAATACCTCAAAGGTTTTATCATCAAGATATACACCTTTACCAAACGCCTCTTTGCTCACAAATTTGCACACTTCACCCCATGTGTCCCAGCCTAGTTTTATTGCCTCAATTACTACTGGTTTCTTTATGTATTTTGGCATAATTTTCACCTCCAATCAGGCATAATAAAAGCACCTACCGTTTTATAAGTGGGTGCTTTTAAACTATCTTTTGCTTTTTCACTATTCACCTATGGAATAATATCCGCTATCCCTTTTGCTAAATTAGCAGCTTTTTTCATAAAGGAATTCTCTTCTAAAAACTCAAGCCCCCTTAGTGTTATGCGCACATTGCTGAGCTTAACGCCTCTCATCGAAATCCCTCTTATTACAGTTACGCCGGTAATATATCCCTCATCACACATCATCTCCATAATTGCTTCCCAGCGGTTGGGAGATACACCTAAGAACTCAGCAGAAATTAATGAGTGATCCAGTTTGTCACAATCCATCGCGGCTTCTAACGCTTTAAGTATCTTGTAAATAATTTTAAAATTGTCCATTGCTTCTCTCCCCCCCAATAAAAATACCACCTACCATTATGATAGATGGCATCATGAACAATATACAACTTTTAAAATCTGTTCTCTTTTGATTGTTTCTGTCTCAGGTGGAGCAATCTCAACTTCATACGCTTTACCATCAGCCCAAATACCTAAAACAGTTCCTTCTCTTCCGTCTTTCAGCTGAACAATATCGCATTCTTTAATATCCATAATTTAATTATTCTCCTTTAACTCATCAATAAACAGCGTTGTTACTCGTGGGGTTTCTTCCTCGTTTTCTATTATTGATCCAATCTTTACTTTTGCCCGTTTCCCAGTTACCTCTTCCACAACCATAATTGTTTCAAATTTCTCCCCGTATTCAGTTATTCCTTTGCTGATTGCTGGAAATTTTCCTATGTTGTTTTTAATAAGTTTATCAAGCTCTTTATAATTATTTTTATCATATCCTAATCTACTTGTGAAAGCCCTCCCCTTTGCATAACCATTAAGGTTTTTTGGATTAAATAAATATCCTTTGTACTTTTCATCAGTAATTTTTAATTTCTCGTAATTTTCTAATGCATCCGCTTTTCCTTGCGCGACACTACTTTGAAGTTTGTAATTATACTTGGTTAATTTCCATTCATCAATTTTATTATACTTCAAATTCTGGAAATCATCAAAGGTTTTAGGTACGTCTGAGCCAAGAACATCCCTATATTTCTTATACTGCTTTTTATCACTATATCGGTTCTTCCACTTCTTTTCTGCCAATAATGCTGCGGGATTACTTTCAACATACTTTTTATACCACTCTTCATATGTCATGTCACCCGGCACTTCGTAACTCTCGCCAGTTTCCGGATCCCTTGCCACTCTGGTGCCGGTCTCCATATCATCATAATAAGGAGCGGTAGTACATCGGCAAAAGATATGTTTTGGCGTAAGGCTTAGCCCGACAATCCCTTCACCCACCTCGAAGATTTTCTTATCCATCGGCCGACACTCTTCGCACGTGCTGCTGTCTAGCGTGGCAAGCCATTGATATCTTTCTACTCCATCTTCTTTGTAGGCTTTTTGGCTTGCCTGTTCCATAATAAAACTACTCTCTGTATGGAGCAGTCTGTAGGCCTCATATTCTTTTGTGTTAAATGTTTTTGCGAAGTTCTCAGCTAACATCTTGGGATTTTTGCCTTGCACCAGCATTGTAGTAATTGATTCGTTCAGTTTCTGCAGCATGTGGTCCTTTTGCTTCCACAGCCTTGTGGAAAAATCAGCTCCGTTAAAGGGATAATTAATTAACTCTTCTACAGCAGCTGGTGCGACTTGAGCGAATTCTGCATGGAATCCATGATACTGATCAATGTTAAACCAAACACGATAATATGAATCAGAATATACATCCTTCAGTAAATCCTCGCCTTTAATCTGATAATCAATAGCATACAGGTCCTGCAGCAGGACATCAATTTGTTTTTCCAATGCTTGGTACCGGGTAATCCTCGCCTTAATAGACATATTGTTTAGCTCTTGATTGTACTCCCCCATATGCTGATTGACTTTATCTATAAAAGCTTGTAAATCCCCGATTTCAGCCTTGCTTAATCTTTTCTGTGCAGCGGCGTAAGACAGCCCGTTTTCTTCTGCGTAACGCCAATAGAAATCACTGATTACCGACTGTATTTCCTTCTTGGCCTGTTCGAAAGACTTTTTCAGATCCTTGTAATAAGCGTTTACCCTCTTCTCGCCGGCAAGATACTTCTGGACCTGTCGCTGTTCCCAATATGAATTATCCGGCATTGGTAATCACCTACTCTTCATCATTTTTGTCAAACATCCCTGGTTCAGCTGACTTGTTTTCCTCTTCAATCTGCTTCAACTCTTCGTCCACATCTTCAGTAAATGGATGATTTGCTACAATGGTTTTTTTACTTATAATCCCAACGCTCTTAGCGCAGTTCTCAATTACAGCATCCTCGTTAATAGTTATATCCCGGTTGAAAACAATAGTGATTTCCTTATCCGATACCGGGAGCTTCACAATCTCATGGTACACATTAACAAAATAAAGCAACTGTTCAAAGGACCACTTGAAGTTATCTTCCATAGCATTACACTTTAGATCCAATCCGGAATACATAAACTTCAATGCTATCCCGGAAGGACTATTACCCAACTTGTCAGAGCTCTTGTCTACCGCTTGCCCGAAGTCATAAATATCTTTTTTGAGTGTCTCGTAATGCTCCTTAGCGGCCTCTATGTCAATTGTCGCTTCAACCTTATCTATCCCACCGTCCCCATCTAGCTTGACTGCCCGATAGTACGCCAGATCACGCATAAACTCGGACAAGTTTTCCCCACCGTATCCCCGCAGCGCGTAAATAATGTTCTTCACATCTTCTAAGAGATTTGCCACATCGGATCGGGTAATGTCATAATTATCTACCAAGGTTTTTATAAACTGTAGATCCGGCAATTCGAAATCATTATTCTTCCAGGGGACGAACGGAACCTTTTCCCATGAGCCAGGTGCATCATAAACCTTAAAATGCGGCAGGACGGTACCTTCCCCGCCTTCGTTTAAGTACATCTCCGCATCAAGAATAACCTTCCCATTCTTGTCCATCTCGTAATACGTCACGCCATCGGAAGTGTGATACTCAATTTTAGTAACAAACCTTTTGTCTTTTCCCTCGTACACCTCAACTTGATAATACCGGATCATGGCCTGCAGCTCTTCATGGTCGTTATCTACCCATAATGGGATGCATTGTTCTGCCGATATCTTCATGGTCTTAAACTTTCCTTCGGCATCGATATAAGAATATAGCCAGGCAATCCCTTTATTACTTGCTTCCGTTCCCAGCTGCCCCAGCTTTTTCTGAAAACGCTTGCCAAGTGTCCCCCGAACTGCATCAAGGTATTTTTCATCTTCACAGGTTAAGCTATACGGTTTAACCAGCAGGTAGTTTACCTTATCGTCTACTAAACCGTGCATGAACCCATGCGCCAGTTTGTTATTAGTTTTAGTTTCATCTACAACCGGCTGCTCGTTCTCATAACGGATCATCTTCCGGTTCAATATATCGTTTTCTACTTTGTAATATTGTTCTCCCTTGATCATAAGCTGCCGTTCCGGGGAAACATTAAACTCATCAATGTAAATCTTGATGAGCTCGGGAATAGATAAAATATTAAGGCTGTTATTGAATAACATTTTCTCACCTCGTTCACTTCATTACTTTTATGCTTTGCTGTTTCATGTCATCCTCTAAAGCATAGCGGTTGGCATCAATGCTATGATTATCTTTATCCGGATAATCAGCCTTCAGATTACCATTAGCATCAAATTCCAATTCGTAACCGTAAAACTCTCGCCAAGTATTAGGACACCGCTCAGCATCAATGATTATTTCTTCTAATTCCTCTGACAACCATTTGACTCCGTAATCAACACTGTCCGGTCCTTTCTTAGCCCCTTTAATCCTAACCCCATACTCTTTGTAATCTGCAATACTTTTCGGCTCTGCACTATCAGCTATTACTACTTGATTGTTCTTATTCTCCTGTTTAACCAATGCTGCTGATTTTCTATTACTAAGTTTAACTTGATGAATTTCATAGAAGATATAAAGCCGCTTCCTTGTTTTATCATAATGACACACAGTGTAATGAAACGGATCCGCTGCATAACCCCAGTCAATCCCTCGGCGAACATGATCAAAGCTCTTGATTTCTTCATCGGTGATTTTTCGGTTTGTAAGGTTAGTAAATACCTCTGCCCCGGTACCCGTAATTTTACCAAGATACTCATGCTTATAAGCTTCCTGTTTTGTTGCTTTAAGGTGTTCAGCATCTGTAATAAATTGTTCACCCAACCAATGCCGCGAAACTGTTAAATATGTACTGTGATGACTTATTGTGTCCGGCCGCGCCCATTGTACCGGATCATTAACCCAGTTTCGCTGGGACTTCGGAGGATTGTATGAATAAAAGACGGTGAATTCCTCACCGCCTCTAACTACTGACTGCTGGATACTTCTTATTTTCTCCGAACCCTCAAATTCGTCTAATTCTTCAAACCAAAGATACTTGATATATCCTTTCGACACTTTGATAGATTTTGACTTTTTAACCTTGTCTGCGCCGCGGAATAAGATCACCTGTCCAGTAGACTTGTATGTTAATCTAAGCGGTGAAATTGTTGCGTGCCATAAATCCGAAACCCCTAACTTATCTATAGCCCATACAAGCTGTTCATACACGCTATCATGCAAGTTGTCTTTATACCGCCGGAAAACAACTGCATTTGTATGTTTCCCTTGCTGCGCGTCTGATATCATCCCTAAGATTATTTCAACGCTTACGAATGATGATTTTGTGGATCCACGACCACCACTGAGTTTATAGTAGGTATGCTTACCCTCGACAATATCCCAATGCAAATCGTAAAAAGACGGGGCAATAACATCCGTTAGATTAACTGTGGTCTTTTCTTGGTATATCATTGACGATCGTCACCCCTACCCCATCAGGAAACCGGATGTTAAGATCGGTAAATATTCCTAAATGCTTTCCAAGGAGCTCCAGCGATGCCTTTTTATCTGCTAATTTTATTTTAGTCACTACTGTCTCAATCTCCGTATCTCCAAATGTCTTTATCGTTTTGGTTGTTGAAATTTCCTGGATGCAAGATGAATCCTCCGGAGACATGTCATCCATGTTTTTGATTCTAACTTCTCCGTCAACTATATTAATAAAATTCCGCATATCAGCTAACCCCATCTTGGCAAGTTCCTGCAATACTCTATCCTGGGAAATTCCTGTCCGGCGTGATCGCTTTGCAATAGCACAATCTACAGCTTCTGCAACCCTAGTTTTTCCTAGCAACTGAGAACCAATTTTATCAGCATTTTTTACCGAATATCCGGCCCGAATAGCAGCCTTGGTAGCATTTAGATCAATTAGGTATTCTTCAACGAATTTTTGTTGTTTGTCCGTAAGTTTAGCCAAGCAAATCACCGCCTTTCTATGCAATAACATTCCTCCCTTTCTCATTTTCATAATTCTACCAAACATACTAAAATTCTGCAAGTAAGTTGGGGACACACCCTGCCAATGCATGTCCCCTATGAGAAAGGAGGTAGTGAGAATAGCACTTTTATTATTATCCACACTACCATATTAACATCTTACAAATTCAAAAACAGTTACTTTTCGGATAAAAAACGGATACTTTTTGGATACTTTTTGGATACTTTATAAAATTGACCCATAATTTCATCTAATCTGTCCAGTGCCTCTCTGTTTATTTTTTTTATTCCTGCCACAGTGAGCGGAAATTTTTGCGGGAATTGCTTCATCAAGCTCGTCTCAATATCCCGCCAAAACATATTCTCAAAATACTTACTTTCTATGATGTATCGCTCATATGTAGATAAGCTTTTTAAAGCTAATTCGATTTGCTCCACCTCCAGCTGGACAAAAAATATCCGTGATCTATCTTCGGCAATCCATTCTTTTATTAGTTTTTGAGCTTTTTCTTTGTCAAACACCTCTTCTTCAACACTGGATCCGGTATAAAATTTACTTTTTGGCATGCCTAGCTCTTTTCCCCTGGTCACTATAACAGATTCGTACATATCCGGATATTCTTGCGCCACCTGAAAAGCTTCTATCCTTGCAAGGGTAGTTTCGACTATAGATTTCTTTTTCTTGTAGTCTCTGAGTTTTTGCTCTATTGATTCCGTCAAGTTTTGCTTCACTCCTCCGCCTCATCTTTTGATTCTTCCCAGCACCAATCAATATAGCCAAACGCCTCTTCCTTGACCGCTTCTTCTATTTCTTCTAGCGTGGCCTCATCCTCAACTACAATTTCTCCTTCGTGGCAACAACCAGCAAAGCCGGTATTAAGATACCACTTTATTTTTCTCAATTTGCTTCCTCCTTAAATAAACCGCAACACACAACTACGCCGTCCATACATTCTCCATAATGCCGACTGTCTGAATTGTCACAATCGCCGTCGCTATTAATATATTGGCATTTATTACAGCTAACTAAAAATTTATCACATTCATTACAAGGCTTATTGCTATTATATTGACACCTCATCCAATTCCTCCTTCACATCATCTTTGGAATGTGTAGCTAAATTGAATTTATCCAAACTAAAATTGCATCTATCCATTCATAAGAATTTACTATTTCTTCTGCTTTTTTTTGCAACTCTTCATCGGACAAGTCAGGATAGTCCTCATAATTATCATCAATCCATTTTTCAACTAGAGTTTCGTAATCCTCATAACTATAGACCATTTCATTAGACACATAATACTTTGATACCCTCGACTTCCCCCATTCTGCCATCCAGTAATTGTAGCTGTCATCAAAACAACACTCCGTGGCAACGAATGGCAATATGGGCAGGTTGGGATTGTCTTTTATTAGTTGCAATAGTTCATTTCCATTTTCTATTTGTTTTTTTATACCCACATATTTTCACTCCTTCTCAGTTTCTTTGGAATACGCATTACGGTAACTTCATAAAGGCCAACCAATGCGTTTTCATGTTTTTGCCGCTTCTATGTCCGAAAAGCGGTTCATGCCCTTGCCCTATGGCATCCAATACTTTGCTTAGCGGTATCTGGACTTCTGACCACTTAAATATCAGCGTTCCGTAATCGTCTAATACCCTCATACATTCTGCAAATCCATCATGTATCATTTGCGGCCATCTCTCGTCAAGGCGTCCGTACTTTAAGGCCATCCATGATGTCTTTCCTGCCCAAGTTAAATGCGGAGGGTCAAAAACCACTAATTTAAAAACCTTATCAGGAAAGGGAAGCGCAGTAAAATCGCAAACCGTATCAGGTTTAATCTCTATATATCTTTTAGGGTAATATTCGTGATATGGTACAGTACGATTATCGCAAAACTCAACATTCGGATTATTCTTGTCGAACCAGAACATTTTAGATCCGCAAGCCACATCTATAATTGGCTTCAACTTCTCACCCCCTGTAACACATAATTTACATACTCCGCATCACTTCGACCTATTTTCCCACTAATGACCGCAAAACGGCATTTTCATTTTCAAGCTCCGCAATCTTTTTTTTCATCTCCGCTTTATTGCCGGCTCGCGACACGTATTTGCGAATTTCGTCTATTATGGGGTGTTGGTCGTCAATTCCGGGCCCGTAAAGATAGTGTCCTTTATTGGCGATACCTAGCTCTTCAGCAATAAGGTCAATAACTTGTTTAACGGACTGCCAGCGCACATCAAACAAGGCGATAGCTCTGTCCTTCAGCTTACATGCTTCTTTCCAGTCCGCGCCTTCCCGTTCATACCATTCGTCCCCCTTGCCCCAGTGGCTGATTTTGTTGCTCTCTTCAAGTGCCTTTTTCATAATCTCTGTTAGTTCCGCCTGTGTCATTTAGCCGACCTCCTTTGCATAATTATTGGATTGTGAATCTAATAAAATTTCGCAAGTCTAGCCTTATATTTTTCCATTATCGGCTTTATAGCCTCTGCCGCCTCTGCCTGATATTCTTCTAAAAGACTAAAGCCTTCTTCGCTGTTTGCAGACAAATATTTTTCGCACTTCCCGTTCTTGCAACCATCGCAACCGCCAAGCCAAACAACAATACAATCATTCATTATTAATTCACTCCTTCGCTTAATTTACATACTGCGCATATTACACCCATCTCTTACCCTTGCACACCGGACACCGCTCCGAATCGTATTCTATGCCCGATAAATTTACAATTAGCCTAGGCAACTTAACCCATATTGTGCCGGTGCCCTTGCAACGCCAGCAAGCCGTTTTACGTTGTTTTTTCATACCGCACCTAACTTTCTTTATACGGTGTCCCGCACTGGGGACAGTAGTTGTTTTTTAGATACAGTGCTTTATTGTTTTTAAACACTCCATTATCCTGGAACTCTGTAGTTATCCCAACACGGGCTTCTGTATTGAGTATTGTCTTTTTCCCGGGTATTGCTCTACAATTACAGGCTTGCTCCAGCTTTTTCATTCAATCGCCTCCATCTCACATAAAAACGCAATGTTGCAAGCCAGATGCCAAAGATGTTTTAACCCGCTTTCCTGATCTACGCCGGCCTCCATGCATATACCAGATTCCGCTACCTCGCTCCTTATCCCACTTGCCATTACCTAAGTAACTCTCCGTTGCAATCGTCCCCGCCAGCACATCTGCCAGCTTGTTTTTCTCGTACAACTCACCGCACGGCACAATATACATATCTCGCATTTC